GGTGGAGATAAGATAGCTAAGTTTACAGCTTCTGGTACATTGACAATTTCTTAAAAACAGTTATATTATTTTTATTGTGGTAAAAGAAAGAATATGCAATTAACAAATTATTATTGGTATTTTCAATCAGCAATTCCAGAACGTATCTGTGATGACATTGTTCGTTATGGAAAACAATTACAAGATCAAATGGCAGTAACTGGTGGTTTTGGTAATGGTAAAAAATTAAATGCAAAACAAACAAAAGATTTAAAAAAGAAAAGAAATTCAGATATTGTTTGGATGAGTGATAGATGGATATATAAAGAAATACAACCATATGTACATCGAGCAAATACATCTGCAGGTTGGAATTTTCAATGGGATTTTTCTGAAGCTTGTCAATTTACAAAATACACTAAAGGTCAATTTTATGATTGGCATTGTGATGGTTGGGATAGACCCTACCTGAGAGAAGGTAACGATCCATCAAATGGTAAGATAAGAAAACTATCTGTAACAGTTACATTATCAGATCCAAAAGACTATAAAGGCGGGGAACTAGAATTTAATTTTAGAAACTTAGACCCTGATAAAAAACCTAATATACATAAATGCAAAGAAATATTACCTAAAGGATCCTTAGTAGTATTTCCTGGTTTTGTGTGGCACAGAGTGTGTCCAGTTAAAAAAGGAACTAGACATAGCTTGGTTATTTGGAATTTAGGATGGCCATATAAATGAGTTTTCCAAAACAATTAGCAAGAGAAGATTTATTTAAATGTCCAATATGGTTTGCTGATGAACCTAAATATGTTAAAAAATTAAATAAAGCCTCTGATAAATACATAAAAGAATCACAAAAAAATTTAAAAAAAGATATTGATAAAAGAAATAAAAAATTCGGTAATAAAGGAGATATGGGACATGTGTTTCATTCAACATCTTTAATAGGTGATCCTAAATTTAAAGAACTACAAGATTATATTGGTGCAACATCAAATAATTTACTTATTGAAATGGGTTTTGATTTAACAAATTATTCAGTATTTATTACAGAAATGTGGGTACAAGAATTTGCTAAAAATGGTGGAGGACACCATACTTTACACACTCATTGGAATGGTCATATTTCTGGTTTTTATTTTTTAAAAGCAAGTGAAACTACATCCATGCCTTTGTTTGAAGATCCAAGACCTGGTAATATGATGAATCTTTTACCAGAAAAAGATAAAACAAAAGTAACCTATGCATCAACACAAATTAATTATAAAGTTCAACCTGGAAAAATAATGTTTTTTCCATCTTACATGCCTCATCAATATTTGGTAGATATAGGTTATGAACCATTTAGATTTATACATTGGAACTGTCAAGCTATCCCAAAAGGAGTATTGAATGCAAAATAAAGATATGAAAAAAGCTGTGATAAAAACTATACTAGAAACTAGTACATTAAAAAATAAACCAAATTTTATTGATAATTTTATAAAATCTAAAATGCAACTGAAAGGAAAAAATGTCATCAAAAAAATCGGTGTTCCAAAAAAATAAATACAGTATTTTAAAAGGAGCTATATCTAAAGAAACTGCAGATTTTGCTTTTGCTTATTTTTTAAACAAGAGAAAAGTTGCTAGATTTTTATTTGATCAAAAGTACATATCTCCTTTTACAGAATATTGGGGAGTATGGAATGATGAGCAGGTTCCAAACACTTATTCTCATTATAGCGATATGGTTATGGAAACTTTATTACAAAAAGTAAAACCTGTCATGGAGAAACACACTGGTTTAAAGCTATCAGAGACATATTCTTATGCAAGGATTTATAAAAAAGGAGACGTATTAGCTAGACATAAAGATAGATATTCATGTGAAATATCTACTACTCTAAATTTAGGAGGTGATTCATGGCCTATTTATTTAGACCCAACAGGTAAGAAAGGTCAAGCAGGTATTAAAGTAGACTTAAAACCAGGGGACATGTTAATATATTCAGGATGTGATTTAGAACATTGGCGAGAAGAGTTCACTGGTAAAGACTGTGCACAAGTATTTCTACATTATAATAAAGCTAATTCTAAAACAGCTAAAGAAAATCAATTTGATAAACGTCCGTTTTTAGGCTTGCCTGCATGGTATAAAAGCTTTAAATTACCTAAATAATATTGTAGAATAATATTCTGGCGGGAGATTCCACCACACCATCTCCTGCCTGATTATTATAGGATTTTTATGTTACAAAAATTAAGGTTTCAACCAGGTTTTAATAAACAAGTCACAGCCACTGGTGGCGAAGGCCAATGGGTTAGTGGTGACTATGTTCGTTTTAGATATGGATCACCTGAAAAAGTAGGTGGTTGGGCTCAATTAGGGGATACTACTCTTACAGGAAGAAATACTGCGATACACCATTTTGTTAATGCAAGTGGTATTAAGTATTCAGCATTAGGCACAAACAGATTTTTATATGTATACTCAGGAGGAGCATTTTATGACATTACTCCTATTAAAGCTACAACAACTTTAACAAATGCATTTACAACAACACAAAGTGACGCAACTGTTACTATAACTTTTGCATCTGCTCACAATATTAAAAAATATGACATTGTTCGTTTAGATAATTTTACAGCTATTACCAATTCTAATTTTAGTTCTAGTGATTTTGATGATACCAATTTTATGGTAACATCAGTTCCAACTTCTACAACAATTACTATTGAAATGGAATCAGCAGAATCTGGATCAGGGGCAAGTACTTCTGGTGGAATAAGAGTTCAACATTTTTATACAATAGGCCCTGCAGTTGAGGAATCAGCTGCTGGTTGGGGACTAGGATTATGGGGTGGTACTGTAGCTGGAGAAGTTTTTGATACTCTAGATGGAGCACTAACAGATGCTTCAACAAGTATTGTATTAGATGATTCAACAGGTTTTCCTGCATCAGGAACAGTTTTAATTAATGATGAGCGTATTGCTTATACAACAAACACCACAGGTACTGGAACTTTATCAGGTTTAACTAGAGGATCAGATAATACCACAGCAGCAGCGCACTCTGATGGAGCAACAGTAACTGATGCTTCTGAATATACTAAATGGGGTGCATCACAAACAGGTGATATTATTACAGCCCCTGGACTTTGGTCCTTGGACAATTATGGAAATAAACTTATTGCAACTATCGTGGATGGTGCAACTTTCGAATGGGATTCAAATGCAACAGGTGCTACAGGAACTAGAGCAACAATCGTTGCCAATGCACCAACAGCAGCAGTTCAAACTTTAGTATCTACACCTGATAGACACTTAGTTTGTTTTGGAACAGAAACAACTATTGGTACAACATCAACTCAAGATGATATGTATATTAGATGGTCAGATCAAGAAAGCATTGATGCAAGTACTTCCTGGGCGCCTTCAGCAACCAATACCGCTGGTACACAGAGATTGGCCGATGGAACACGGATCGTGGGAGCTATAAGAGGTCGGGATGCAATTTATATTTGGACTGATACGTCTTTATTTATTATGAGATTTGTTGGTTCGCCTTTTACTTTCTCATTTCAACAAGTTGGAACGAACTGTGGATTGATTGGAAAGAATGCAGCTGTTGAGGTTGATGGTTCTGCTTATTGGATGTCAGAGAATGGTTTCTTTAGATATACTGGTAAACTAGAATCTTTAGCATGTTTAGTTGAGGACTATGTTTATGATGACATTAATACAGTTCCTAAAAACCATATTTATGCAGGATTAAATAACTTGTTTGGTGAAGTTACTTGGTTCTATCCAGGTAGTGGTGCTGCATCTAATAATAGATCAGTAACGTACAACTTTATGGATTCAACACCAGAGAGACCAGTATGGACTACAAGTTCATTGGCTCGATCTACTTGGGCAGATTCATCTATATTTGGTAAACCACATGGTACTGAATATGATTCAAGTGCAACCAGTGATACAACAGTTGGTAATACTGATGGTGTTACAATTTACTATGAACATGAAACAGGACAAGATCAAATTAAAGCAGGAGCAAGAACTGGTATTTCAGCAAACATTCAATCTGGAGATTTTGATATATCTCTAGGTCAAGGTGGTGGAGCAGACTTAAGAGGTGATGGTGAATATATGATGAAAATTAGAAGAGTACTTCCAGACTTTTTAACTCAAACTGGTGATGCAAGAGTTACATTAAACTTAAAAAATTATCCAACAGATGCAGAAGCAAGTTCTTCATTAGGACCCTTTACATCTACAACAAGTACGACTAAAATAGACACACGTGCTAGAGCAAGAGCGATAGCTTTAAAAGTAGACAACACTAGTATTAAACAACACTGGAAACTTGGTACGTTTAGACTAGATATACAAGCGGATGGGAGAAGATAATGGCTTACAGACCAGATGATCCATATAACACAAGCTTACGTAATATAAATCAAGGGCAAAATATGCAGATGGCTGAGTTAACAGATAAACAAAAAAAATTTATTGATCAAAAAAAATTTCCTTTACAAGAAGGTTTAATTTCACCTAGCTCAGTTTATGAGACAATAACTAATCCTGACTTAGGTGTTTATGATACTGGCATTTTTGGAATTGGTGCACAAGAGCCTACAACAAAAGATGAGTATAATGAGTATTTAAAATCCATTGGTATTTCAGGTCAAGTTTCATCTTTAGATGATGACGAATATGATTTTTCTGGAATAGAAGGTCAGACTGCAGGTCTCCAATGGTTAGTTCCAGCAGCAAAGGAGTATTGGAAAAAAAAAATGCTTGCCAACATGGCGCTGGAAGGTACAGGTATTTTAAGGAAAATAGGTAAAGATTATATAAAGAAAAAGAAAAAGAAAACATCTACAACTACAAGTGGAGGTCAAAAAATTATTACAAAGAAAAAGAAGACTTCTGCACCTCCAGGAGAAAAAGGTGGACCAGGATATATTCCACCTAAACATAAACCTTCTCATCAAACAGGTGGAAGTGGAGGTGTACATAGTGGCATGAAGACTACTAAAACTTCAGCCCCGCAAAGAGATTATAGTAAGCATAGTGCATATGGTTTAAAACAAGGTGGACTTGTAAACTTTTTTAAATACGGAGGATTCCTTGGCTAGAATTGTACAATCATTAACGCAACCTACTGATAAATACGATCAACAAATACAACAGTCATTTGTTAGAGATGTTGATAGTATTGTGCAAAAATTAAACACATCCTTTCAACAAGATTTAAAAGAAGAGGCGGAAGCAGAAGCTTTCTTTTTTGGATAATGGCTAATACATTTGTAAACAAAAAGAAGGATTTAACTAGTAATAGTGCTACGACTTTGTACACTGTACCTAGTGCAACAACAGCTGTTATAAAATCAATACTAGTATCTGAAGACTCTGGTAATGCTGATACTATAACAGTGACTATAACTGATACAGATGATGCTGTATTTAGCTTATTTAAGACTAAATCTATATCAGCTAATGCAACAACCGAATTATTATCTGCACCTTTAGTGGTTGCAGAGAGTGAGATTATAAA